CACGTCGTGGTGCAACAACAGAAACTAAGCATACCTTGATCCTTGGTGATGCGATTGAGCACATGGTAAACATGAAACCTGAGTTCGATGTTATCCTCGCCGACCCTCCATATGGGATGGGAGCTGATAAATTCGGCGACGCGGATCAGTCTTCTCATACCTACGAAGATGATGAAGAAGCTGCTCTAATTATGGCAACAGCTATCTTCGACGTCGGCTTTCACATTACAAAACATGATGCTCACTTATATATGTTCTGCGACATTGAGCATTTCTTTCAAATCAGACAGTTGGCCAGTGACTACGGTTGGCTACCCTTCCGCACTCCACTCGTTTGGAACAAGGAGACTTCACTTGGCCATGCACCGTTACAAAATCGAGGCCCCCGGCGTAACTACGAGCTATTTCTATTCGCTTCAAAAGGAGATAAACCTTTCTCCAAAATCTACGGCGATGTTATCTCAACACCTGCTGTACGAGGCAAGGAAGTAGCAGCGCAAAAACCTCCCGAATTATACCGGACCTTACTATCACGCTCGTGTTTACCAGGGGACAAGGTACTGGACCCATGTTGTGGCAGTGGAACAATCTTTCTAGCCGCTGACGCACTTAACTTGGAAGCGACGGGGATTGAGATTAACCCTGGTTCACATACCGTCGCAACCGTAACGCTAGCAAGCTTAGGAGAGACAAATGACATTGACGAGTAGAACAAAAGTTCTTCGTAACGTCGAAAAACTTATTACTAAAGACCGTGAAGATACTCACGGAGCGCCGCTTCTTAATCTTAGTTGTGAGGCTGATTTTTTAATTAATTATCTTGAAACTCGTGAAATAGCATTTGCTTCTGGAGCAATAACCATCGACGCTTTCGACGTTGCGATTATGAGTATCCTTAAAAAGATCGCACGTATCGCCAGTGGAGATAGACTAAACACCGATCATACAGCTGATATTGTTGGTTATGCTGCATTGGCATATGAGTTCGCAGTAGACAGGGAAGTTGAATAATGATCCTACCCGCTCAACATATAATGACGGAGGGAATAATACATCCCTTCCATCGCCGTTCCCGGGCCTTCGGGCTTTCCTATGGACTATCAGCAGCAGGCTACGATATTCGCTCTGCTACTGCACAGATAGTCGCAGAAGATAGATTAGCCTTGATCTCATCTATTGAGTGTTTTGATATGCCTGATGACGTAATGGGCTTCGTCGCAGATAAATCCACACATGCCAGGTGTGGGTTGTTTGTACAGAATACCATTATCGAGCCTGGTTGGAGAGGGTATCTTACGCTGGAACTAACCTATCAAGGACCAGAAAAGTATTTTAATATTCCGGTCGGACTCCCAATCGCACAGGTTGTATTCGCTAGACTCGAAGCCCCGACTGAACAACCGTATCAAGGGAAGTATCAAGATCAAAAGTCTGAACCAGTAAAAGCAATCTTGACCAATTATGAAAGAGATGATGAAGTAGACTTGTATCATGGAAAATAAATGGTTAGGAACTTCCGGCCCACGCGACGCCAAGATCGTTATAGTTGGTGAGTCCTGGGGTGCAGAAGAAGCTCGACGCCAACTTCCCTTTGTCGGTAACACAGGAAATGAATTAGACAAGATGCTAGCTGAGGCTGGCATATCACGCCAGTCCTGCTTCATCACCAACGTCGTACCTGCACAGCCACCAGGTAACCGTATGTGGGAATTTATGCGAGAGACGAAGGAAGCCCGACTCGCTGAAATGAAAGCAATTCGCGGGCTCTATCCTAACCAACAAGTTCTTAACGGCGTTGATAATCTTTGCTATCAGCTATCTGAAGTTAAACCCGAAGTCATCATTGGCTTTGGCAACTATGCTCTATGGGCATTAACTGAGTCTGACTTTCGTATTAAAGATGAACACTCCCGTAAAGTTCCTGTCGGTATCGGAGCATGGCGCGGGAGTCAACTATATTGCTCGGAAGATATGGGTGGGTTCAGACTCATGCCTACCTACCACCCAGCTACCATATTTCATTCGTGGCCTTGGCGCTATGACATTGTGCATGATTTGAAGTCGAGACTTCCTAAAGCCTTAAATGGACAGTGGGACCCTCCAGCTTATAACTTCCGTATACGTCCTAGCTTTAGTGATGTGCTTGCATGGTTAGAAAAACTTATAGTGGAAGCGGAAGATCGCAAGGATCCACAATGGCTAGGGGTAGATCTTGAAACTGCCCATGGTTATATTTCTTGTATCGGCATTGCATGGTCTGACCTCGATGCACTATGTATTCCATTAACTCACCATCATAACACCGAGGCATATTTCTCTCCCGATGAAGAAGCTTTAATTGCTCTCGCACTCCGCGATCTAATGCAGCATCCCAATATTAGAATTGCAGGTTCCAACTTCTTATACGATGCACAATACTTTGCATTGCAACTAGGCTTCATTCCTAAGTGCGATGCCGATACCCAAATTCTCCAACACTGTCTTTGGCTCAATAAACAAAAGAGTCTATCATATGTATCCTCACTATACAACCACTACCATCGCTACTGGAAAGAAGAAGGGAAGTCTCGCCATCCAACTTTCGATGATGAACAGCACTGGTCTTACAACTGCACTGACTGTGTTACCACACGACAAGCAGCTCGTCATCTTAGACGTCTCGCTGACAAACTCGAACAGCAGGAACAAGCCGAATTACAGATGAGCCAATTTGCTCTCTGCCTGGATATAATGCTCCGTGGGATAAAAATGGACGTTGCTGCTAAAGTCGGTATGTCCGTAGACCTTAGTATTTTAATGGGTGAGCGTAGTGAGTGGCTAGAAGGAATCATTCCTGAGGAGTGCTATCCTCGCAACACGAAGGCGTCACCTTGGTACACATCACCAATTCAAACAATGGAGATTTTATATGATATGCTAGGTGCTAAGGAAAGTTCTGGGAAGAAAAAGAAAGGACCAAGGTCAAGCGACGATACAGCACTTGACCACATTGGGGCCAGTGATCCTCTTCTCAAGCCAATCACAGATGCCATTAGGGAACTTCGCTCTCTTGGTAAATTCAAAACTAATTTTTGTGAAATGTTGCTCGATCCTGATGACAGAGCACGCTGCTTCTTTGACCCTACTGGGACAAACACGCTTCGTTGGGCAAGTCGCCAGTCTGCTTTCGACACAGGAGCAAATCTTCAAACGCTACCGAAAGGGAATGAATAAATGGTAGCTCAAACAATTGAACTCCCTAACATCCATAAGTTATTCATCCCAGATCCAGGTCACTTCATCGCAGAAGCTGATCTGTCTTCCGCTGAGGCACAGGTTGTAGCATGGGAAGCTGGCGATCAAGATTTAATGGAAGCATTTAAGGCAGGGCTAAATGTTCATATCAAAAATGCAAGAGACGTCTTTCCTGCGCGTGTAAAAGGTTGGAGCGATGAAGCAATTAAAGCTACAGATAAACCTGGTGGGGTATATTACATTACGAAGCGTTGTGTTCATGGGACGCATAATGGAGGGAAGCCTCCAGGCATGGCTGCGCAAATTGGGATTGCCGCAGGGGAAGTCTCACGGTTTCAGGCAAATTGGTTCGAACTTCATCCTAAGATTAAAGCTCGCCAACAGTACATTCTTGATTGCCTACGGGGAGCTATTGAAGATAATCCCGCTCGAACGATCTTCAACCCATGGGGTTACAGAACTGTGTACTTTGATCGAATTGACCAGTGCTTTACCAAAGCCCTTACATGGGTACAACAATCCACTGTGGGCGTCTGCACTTTCAAGGGAGCTTTGGCGATGCGTAGAGAAACTCCGTGGGCAAAACTATTACTCCAGGTACATGACTCATTAGTATTTCAATTTCCGTTCTCACATAAGGCAAGAATAGACGAGATCGGTAAAGCACTACACTCTGTTATAATTCCCTATACGGACCGCGAACCCTTGTGTATCCCATGGAAATTGAATGTTTCAAGGGTAAACTGGGGCGAGGCCAAAGGCATTGGATGGGCGGAAATGCCCCAATAAATGGCGGAAAACGTGGCTTTTAGGGGGTCTATGCGCCCCATACGTTGACGAGACAAGAAATTATAGGGTAGGGTGCCACTCAAGATGATCGTCAAAAATGGGTAAGCGAATATTCAAAAGTTGGTTGGGGGAGTACATTGACTACACCCGCCATTCCGAGTCCCCGACCCTCTTCCATTTTTGGACTGGGGTCTTTACCATCGCTGGGGCTTTACGTCGTCAAGTTTGGAGGGACGAACTGCTATTCCAATGGACACCAAACTTCTACATCACGTTAGTAGGACCACCAGGCATCGCCGCTAAATCAACTACGTTAAGGCTTGGAACGAACTTATTAAAGAAAGTTGAAGGCGTTCATTTCGGCCCCGATAGTATGACCTGGCAGGCATTGACAGACTCGTTACAAGAAGCTGCTACGTTAGTTGAAACTCCGCATCAGGAAACCAACGACCCGCTGCTAAAATCCATGCTACCTATGAGTTGTATTTCTTGTTCTGTCAAAGAGCTTGGGACATTCCTTCGTCCTGAAGATAAAGATTTAACCTCAGTCCTAATCGACCTATGGGATGGTCAGCTAGAAACGTGGGTTAGAAAGACCAGGTATAAAGAGGGTAATGTCGAAATCGAAAACCCTTGGATTAACGTCATGGGTTGTACAACTCCTTCCTGGCTACAAGATAACTTCTCCGAGCATATGATTGGTGGCGGATTAGTCTCTCGTATGGTGTTTGTCTTTGGTGACAGTAAACGCAAGCTAGTTGCATATCCATCTAAGCAATACAAGTCGAAAGAATGGAAGGATCAAGGGAAACAACTTGTCGAAGACTTAAACCAAATTGCTACTTTGGTTGGGCCCTTCGCCATTAACGATAAAGGTCTAGCATGGGGAGAGGAATGGTATAAGAACCACTGGAAAGAGAAACCAGACCACATGGTTAGTGAGCGCTTTGGTGGTTACCTTGCTAGAAAGCAAACACACATTCATAAGCTTGCGATGGTGATTGCAGTTTCTAAACGAGACGAATTAGTAATGACTAAGGAGGATCTAATGTACGCTGATGAAATGGTAACACAGCTTGAAGGTCAAATGACTAAGGTCTTTGAGAACATCGGCGTGGGTGATTTAGCTGCGAAGATTAAAGAAGTCCTCGCACATGTGTTTGCTTATAAGGAGATCCCAAAACAAACTCTTCATGAAAAGATGCTGATGATTATGACCCCGAGAGAATTCGAAGATGCAACCACAGCTTGTATCAATGCAGGGAAGATTACACTGACGAACAAAGGTGGTGTCGCTACTTATATTAAGAAGGAGAAGAAAGATGTCTGAGAAAACTCTCTGCCCTTGTACCGAAGTCTGTACCAAGGACCAGTATCGCAACGACCACTATTGTAAGAACTTACCACAAATGGGTCAAGTTCCACAACCGGGGAAAAATGCCCCCGTTGACATATTGCCCGAAACACCAATCTTGCAGGCAGAGCTACCTCACTCCGCTACCGAGGAGCAGGCTCGATCCGCAGCTCGTTGTCGACTTCTGGGTGCAATTTACGAATATCTCGAACAAGAGGGATCGCACGTTTCGAAGCAGGAATACCAGCTTCTAACAAAGCTCTCCGACGCATACGTTCACGCATTGACGTCCTCAACTCCCTCGCAGAAATCCTAAACCCAGGGATCGCAACTTCATTATTATACCGTCGCACTGCAGCACTCATGTCAGCAATAACCTTTCGGTCACCCGTTTGCAAAGCATGATCGTACTGCCTTAAAATCATTGAGCGACGAATAGACCAGTAAGCAGTAGCTTCAATCTCCATTCTTTGTCGATCCCAAATCTGGCTCAACCTAGTTGGTGCGAACCCAAGGCTTTGACCAACGATCTCTGCTAAGGCCAACGGGTCCGTCGTATCGAACTCAATCATCGTAGCTCCACTACGAGTTCTTTCCCTTTCGGTAATATAAAAGCGTAAGCCTTTAGAAAGATCCCTTGCAGCTCTCGGCATCGCACGTTCGTAACGCTTAGGATCGAAAGGACTAAGTTCACTATCAGTAGCAAACTTAATCAAGTTAATCCCAATACCAATCGACGCACCTGAAACCGCAGTTCCAATCTTCGCGAACCGATCTTCGAAGCTCTGTGCAGGTTTTCCTAATTCGCTAACTCCCGGTACAATCCTACCCATCGACAGCGCCGCGCTCATATCAAACGTCGGAATTGGGATACCAAGCATCTGCCCCGCGTTCGCCAATCCAAAGCTATACCTTGAAATCCCATGCAGGATAAGGTCAGGATGCACATCCTCCCCAAAGATTCCTGTAATTAATTCCCTTGTTTCTTTTTCAACATCAAAGTCCTTACCGAGCCAACGGGAGATCATACGAAGCAACCCGCTCATATCCTCAGCCCCCGGCAATCCCATCATGCCAGCCATCAAGAACATCATCGCTAAGAATCTAGCTCTACCTTTATCATGCGTAGCAAAGTACACCATGCTTTGAGTAAAGGTAAAGAAGGTAAAGATAACACCTTTTCTCCCTTGCATGAACCTAGCTCTTGCGTGATCTGAATATTGGAACTGAGATCCGCGAACAGCTTCCCTTCCTGAGATATACGCTAATGCATTTGCATGTGTAAACCCTTTACCAATCAGTCGATCATACGACAGCGGGTTCAACCGTTGCAGTTCTTCCAGATGTTTCGTACCATTAGACTTATGAATCTTCCCATTCTCCCGAGCATCGTTAATCTTCTTAAACTCTGCCAACGCCAAATCTCTACCAGCCTTAAACGTCGCACGACGATTGAGTTTCTCAGTAGTCTGAAACATAAGAGCAGCCATGCCTTGGAACTTTTTCATTCCACGCATTAAGGAATTCCCGGCTAACAACCCGCTAAGATTAGGACCATCTGCAATTCCAGCTAATTCCGTTGCATAGCTTTCATCAACAACTCCTTCTTCAATCGCGACTGTCAGCGCAGTTAGTT